AGTTGGTTTAGCCTCTATTATTCCTGGCGTAACAACGGCTGTTTCGGAAGCCAATGAAGGACGTGTTGCCGGTGCTTTGGGCGCTGTTGCTATTCCAGCAGGTTTAAGTGCCGTTGGAACAGGACTCACGATGATCAAACATCCTCTCGCGCAAGTGGCAGGATATGGCCTTATGGGCCTTGGTGCGTTACTCCCAGGGGCTGCGTCTAAAGCAGTTGAGTCTGGAAAAAGAAAATTAACAGGTGAGGTAACAGCAGGAGATGATAGTTTCAGTAATCAACTAGCAATGAATCGGCAGTTAGCCGAGCTTGGTACTACACAATACCGTGACAACATGGGTGTGTATACCAGTATGATGCGTGATTTGAATCGTGATGCCTCTAATCAAGCCCATCTTGATTTGCAACGCAATATTCCTCTGATTAACCAGTTAAAAAACGCTGAGCTGGTCAGGAGTCAAGCGCTTATCAATACTCAGAATCAAGCTTATCTTCAGCAAGGTGTTGTTGCTACTGCAGGAGCTCTTGCTACAGGTGCCCAACAACAAACCGGCGCAACAGTGCGACAGGCGCTTGCGGGTAGTCCATACAATATTGCGCTTCAATCTCCGGCCATTAGCTTTGGTTGATCATGGCTTTTCCTAATTACACAAATATCTTTAGTGGTGGCGGAACGCAAACGCCTCAGACTCCTTTGGCGGGTAGCCTTTCTTCTTTATTTTCTGATTACGCAAAATTTAAAGAAGCGTCAGGTGGTGGCTTTAAAGAAGAAGATTTTCTTCCATTTGCAATTTTTATGCAACAACGCAATGCGGATCGTATGAATGATCCCGCTAATATTACGCGTCAGCTTGAAGCAATGGAAGCCCCATTAGGACGTATGGCACGAGATGCAGCAACACTTCAAGCGCAAAAAGATATGCGTTCTTTGACCGGTAATCTTGTTACAAAAGCAGCAGATACACTTACTGCTTCTTTAGGTGCCAAGTTTGCTTACGATCAACCTGTGTTTAATGCGATTGGCGGTGCTTACAATCCCAACCCTTACGCTTATGGCGTACTTAATCGCCGTGGAGGTGTTGCATGAGCTACTCGTTTCCCTCTAAATTAAATATTGACCCTAATCTTGCTTTTGGGGCTAATGCACCAGCTTTGGGTGGTGGGTTGAATACATCCGGAGTTAACTTTGGTAATATTGCCAATACCGGTTTTCAGTTAGCGGGTAGTTTGATGCCTGCTTTAACAGGGGGAAGCTCTAGTGGTACTGCACCATGGGCGCAAGGTTTGCAAGCCGCTGGTGGACTTGCTGCAACTTTTGGTGGTCCTTGGGGTGCGGCCGCTGGTATCGGTGCTAATTTGATTGCAGGTTTATTTGGTTCGCAGAACAGAGAAGAAGCAAGAAGCAAAGCAATGGAACAAGCGATTGGAGCTAACGTATTCAATCGCAGCTTTGGTGATCTTGCTGATTTTAATACTGAACAACGTAAAATAGCATTAGCGGGCAGCCCTGCTGCTAAGCGTGTGTATGGGCGTGATTTACGTTCTGACCTTGCTTATAAGTACGGTGATCCTTTTGAACGTGCTTTTGCGTCCAGGGGCGCTGGTGCAACTTATTAATAGGTAAACAACATGGCAAGTAGTCCAGAAGATTTCTTATCCGGTTTTTACGAACAATACGCTGGTAGTAAACCAAAGCCGGCTTTTGGTACTGCCAAAAAACTTATCAAGAGAGGTCTTTTAGATCCAGCGACTGCTGCTGAGGAATTTGCAGCAAAGGGTGCGGCTGCTGGATGGAAATCAGGACAAATTGAACGTGGCTTCAGGAGACTTGCCGCCAAACCTTACGGCGTAGAGCCCGTTCGCCGTTACGAAGCTTTTGATCCGCTTATTGAAAGCACCTATCAAGATCTTTATGGTCGTTCCGCAACGCCAGAAGATATTAAAAATGCGATCTTTGGTGCACGTGCCGCTCGTGTTAGCAGCTCTGACCCAGGGGCATTTCAGTCTTTCTTGATGGATCGAATGATGACATCACAAGAAGGCATGCAACGTGTTAAGACACCTGAGGATATTGAGGCCGAACGTTTTTATGGTACCATGACACGTGATGCACAAGGTAATTTAAACCGTGGTCAATATCTTTTCCGACCTGAGCTTATTGGATCTGCGGTACAGCAGATGCTGGGACGCGGTTAATTGACTGACCTAGAATAAACAAAAAGTAGGACAATGGCAAAAACAGCTGGTAAATACATTAAATCTTTAGGTTCAAACATCAGCGCTAAAGAGCTACAACAAGTAGAAAAGAAGTTTGGCGCTCCTGCGGTCGAAAAGGCTCGTAGTTACGCAAAGGAAACTCCTGGCGTAAGATTAGGTTCTGGAGCACGCGAATACTACAAGACGTTTACAGGTACAAGCTCAGGTGCGGGTCCTGGAGCAGGGGTAGGCGAGGGAGGGACTTCCGGTGCCTCTAATGGCGAAGGCGGTGTTTCCGGAGGTGGCACCACTGGTTATGGAGGAGGTGTTTCTGGTCCTACGGCAACAATTCCCGAGATGGATACTGCAACGCGCATTGCGCTGCAAACCATCATGAAAGATACGGAGTTAGAGAAACAAAAACTCTACAACGAAGGCTGGGCAAAAGCTCAAGGCATTTCTGCAGAAGCAACTCGCTATGTTGCAGACCGTGAAAAAGAATCCATTCTTGGTAAAGCAGATATTGAAACCCGTGGTCGCATTGATCTTCAAGGCATTATTAATGCTGGCCTGAAGGATGTCGCTGGAATCGAAGCACAGTCCGCGCGTGATGTTGCGACAATCGGCGGAGAGTTTGGTGTCAAACAAGAGCAGACTCGTCAAGCAGGACAAAAAGACATTGCACGCATTGGAGCACGGGCAGGTATTCTTCAGGGTCTTGTTGGTGCTTTTAATTTCTAGATGCACCTTACCTATAATTTAGGAAACGTTGTTTAACCATGTCTGAATCTTTTGGTTACGAAAACGCACCCTCTGGTGACTTTAATATCAACGAGTTCCAGGCTCTCCTGGATCGCCTTGAAGGTTCTAAAAAGCGTCAAAAGCGCCAAGAATCTGTCGAGAGCCGTCGCAATGTGTATGCACAGGGTCTTGCTAGCATGATGAACAATTTCTGATAAACTAACTTATCAACACGTAAGCAATGACTAGCAGCGTCGACGATACCTATTCAACAGACGATTGGTTTGACCTAGACAAATATAGGCAAGCTGCTGGCGTTGCTTACGAGTTCTCCAAGAAAAAAGCAGAGACTGCTGGTGAACAAGAACGTGAAACCATCGGAAAGGGCGCACAAGAGCAGCGCACTTCCTCAGAACAACAACAGCAGTTCAAGCAAAAAGACGAAGAGCGGGATTACGAACAGTCCCAGCGAGCTTATCGATATTGAGATTTTTAATTTCTGGATCGATGATTTAAATTCTGCGGAACAAGAAGCATTTACTGCTTTTGCTGCAGACACATATTCTTTGATTGAGATCTTTCTCTATGCCAGATTCCTTGGTTATGGAGGGAGTATCGTTGCGTGTGAACACTGGTTAAAAACAAATTACAAAAAACCAGATCACCGTAAAACTCTCCTCTATGAGATCGAGGAGATGCAAGAAGATATCCGCAAATTGCGCACTGACGTTGACGAAGGTATTGTCAAACGTGATATGGGTGTAGCCAAGATTGCGGCTATGCAAAAAGAGCTACGCGGTACAATTGCACAAGTTGAGCTTTTTACGGCAAACCGTGATCGTAAAGGATTGCTCATGGCGGGCGCTGACCGCGCTATTCGAGAGCTTCTTTCTGTATTCAAAGATGATCCTATTGAGATCCCCCTGGAAGAGGCGGCAATGAGCGTTTGGGCAAAGATGCAACTAGACGAATAATGTAACTTAGAATATTGTCATGAACCAGCGACAAGAATCACAACCACTGGGTAACGGCGCTATCGCTGGCCGCATGTTTGATGTGATTCGTCAGCTACAAAAGAATCGCGAGAGATTTGCTGGCGTCACTCGTCCTACCCCCTTGGCGCAACACGTCCAGGGAGGCGAAGAGGTAATGTCAGCCCTTTATCAAAAGAAACAAAATGAGCAAAAACAAAATGCCTCCTCAACTCCTGGAGCACTTCAAGAAAAAGGAAGCAAAGAACGAGGACGGCAGCGAAATGTCTGATAAAGAAAAACGTAAAGCTGCATTAGATAAGGCTCGTAAATATCAAGAGCAAAAGAAAGACAAAAAGCAAGGGAAATAGGGTAGTATTCAGTAATACACTGAACAATACCTACTGTGCCTGCGTACCAACATCTTGCGTATCGACGTAATGCACAAGCTGCGGCACGCAGGCAACAAATTCGTATTCCACGAAATCTTGAATCCCTGGAGAAAGCAAGGGAAGATTTTGGTTTCTTTTGTGAGTATGTAGCAGATAAACCTCCGGCTCATCATCACAGGGAATGGCATCGTCACTTTGTGACAGATGAAGACAGTAGTTGTCTCCTTAAGATTGCTGGACCAAACGTTGATCTCCTGGCACCCAGGGGCTCTGCTAAAAGCACTGTCCTTGGTTTGTTTACTGCATGGGCCATTGGTATCCATACACAAGCTAAGAAGCCGCTACAGATCCTCTACTTGTCTTATACGGTTGACATTGCACGTTCCAAGTCGGCAACCATTAAACGCATCATTGAGAGTAAGCGCTACCAAGAAGTTTTTCCTACCGTACGTCTTCTTAAAAACGTCACCAGTAATGAGTACTGGTCCATTGACCACAAGTTTGCAGGCATCGACACCACTGGTGAAGAACAGTTCACGCTCTGTGCCGCTGGCCTTAAAGGTTCAGTGACCTCTAAGCGTTCACACCTAGTCATCATCGATGACGCTATCAAGTCGGCTGCGGACATCTCAAACCCTGACATCCGTAAACAGATGCAGGACAACTGGAATGCGGTGATCGCACCCACCATGTTTGAAGGAGCCAGGGCTATCTGCCTTGGTACACGCTTTCGCCATGACGATATTCATTCCACAACTTTTAATACGCAAAACAACTGGATGCAGATTGTCCTTTCTGCAATTCTTAATGATCCCAAGACAGGGGATGAACGGTCTTATTGGCCAGAGATGTGGTCATTGGATTACTTGAAGGAAAAGAAAAGACAAGCACCTATTGCTTTTTCTTTCCAGTACATGAATCAAGTCATCAGACAAAATGAGTTGTCTCTTGCGCCTGAACTAATTGTTAAAGCTGAGATTGCTACAGAGTTTGATACGCTTGCGGTTGGGGTTGACCTTTCCGCTGGGACTAAAGAAAAAAATGATTACACGGTGATGGTTCTTGGGGGACGCATCGGCGATCAGATTCATGTGATTGATTACCGTCGTTTACGCGTCATGGGTAATTTAGAAAAACTAGATGCTCTCAAAGAATTGCTCAATGATTGGTCAATTCTTGGCCGAGATGAAAACGGTAATTACTTTCCAACTTATTCCACGTGTGACATTTATTCAGAAGCTGTACAGTACCAGGCCTCCCTGGAAGCTGACTTTAAACGTGTCTGTCTGAACAACGAAAATCTTTACAATTTAAATTGGCACCCTGTTAAAGGATTCCGTGCAGATAAATTGGCACGTTTCCGAGGTTGCATGGGTCTCTTTGAAGACCGTAAAATCATCTTCAATCGTTACCGCAACTTTACCGCCATGTTTGAAGAGCTAACCAACTTTGGTGTTAGCAGTCATGATGACTGTGTTGACGCACTGGTCTGGATGATTAACGGATTGATGCGTAAAGGTAAGCTCCAGCTCGATTACTAAATCCTAAAATTAGAAAAAAGCTTATTCTAGTCGTGGGTCCTGAATACATTGCTATCGGTCTAACGGCCGTTGTATCTGCTGTTACTGGTGGCAGTT